TTTATATAATTGATTCCTACTTACATTAACATTATCCATATTATATTTATCTTTTACCGTTTCATACATTGCTTCGCCCAAGTCCTCAACGCGATTAGGATTAAGTATCAAAGACTTCATTGCCACACCCCACCCTTCGTTACGTTTATCATGGCTGATTCTAATTGAATTGTTACGGTTACAGTCAATTGTGTAAGGCATTACGTTTGAAACGATAACAGCTTTCTTAAAAAAACCTGCTTCAATAATTTTGATCTGACTTTTAAAGCTGTTAAAATTGTGTTCAACTAAAGGAACTAAAGCGACATCAATCTCATTGTATAATTCTGCGTATTGGAATACCGATTTGCCCCATAAACGTTTATAAGGTTGCTCGTTTGCAATATCATTGCCTTGTTCTATGTATTCAGCAAGATACTTCTTGTAAAGGTCTGATTTAATGTTTTTGTACGCATCGGTATAAATCACTTCCAAAAATTGATACACTTGGTTAGCGCCAAAACCACCTAAACACAACTGAAACTTATCGCTGTTAACACCCTTAAAAACTTCTTTGAAACCTTCGTACATTAACCGTATATCCTTATGATGGTAGATGCCACCAATCCAACCTAAGCGCAATCTATCTGATTTTACAGGTTTGTTTTCAAATTGCTTTTCTGTTGTATCAACTGCATTAGAAAGTACCAATACATTAGTGTTATGCTGTCTTATACGGTCTGAAAAGTGTTCAGTAGTGCAAGTTACATAGTCAGCTAATTCCAAGCCTGCAACCGTTTGCTCTGCTATTTTATTATCTTCGTATGCCTTAAATAGTTCGTGAGTTGGATGTAGCTTCCAATAGTCATCTATATCAATTATTACCTTGCACCCTGCTTTTTTGCATCGGAAAATAATATCCTGCGTTTTGAACTGATAGTCAACTATTCTAAGGAATGATACAATCTGAAAGTCTTTTAATTCTTCATCAGTAACTAAATTAATATCATGGCAGGGGATAACTTCATAATCACCAGGATAGTTACGTTCTAAATTTGTATGTGGAATTAACTGCCGGTGGTATGTTAAACCAGTATGATTAACCTGCGTTACTAATAAGATTCTTATCATTTATATTCTTAATTATTTTATCTCTTAATGTTATAATGTGCCTTCGTACTGTTTTGTATGGTATTTTGGTACGGTTTGCAACCTCTTGGTAAGAACCACATTCAGCGTATATCTCCAAAAGTTTAGCAGATGCCGGGTAAATGTTTTTGGAATTACAAAAAATCACTTCCTTTCTTAGTTCAGCTTCGACATCTGAAATAATGTTTTCGTCTATTGGCTCATCCTCATACATATCTTCATAAACAACCCTATCTGCATATTGCTTCATAAACTCGCTACGGTCACTCTTTGCATTGATATAAATGATACGTGCAACGTACATTCTAAGCCCTCCGGATTCACTTAATGCTATTAACTTAGCTTCATTCATTTCCATTAAGTAAAGAACTACATATTGAAACAAATCATTATACAAGTCGCCACCGTTACACACTTGCTTACAATAGTTAAGGTATTGGTGATCCTTATATATACCTTCTATTATTTCATTTCGTGTCATCGGTTGCAAATTTATTAATTTATTTGATATAACAATTCACTTTCTTGTATATTTTCTAAATAAATAGTAGATAACTCCCCAAATTCAAGATCATAAAGTTGATCAAATCGGTTATTATAATAATATTTATCTTGATTTGGTGTTTCCGTATCAAAGATTCTGCTGATAATAAATATTTTTGCTTTCATGTTTTTATGTTTTTAGTTTAGGCAAAAGTATTATTTAACAGGGCTTTGGTAAATGATTTGAAATACAAAAGATTATTTATAATCAATATAAATAGCAAAATAAATTTGCACGTGTTGTATTTTTGTGTACATTTGTCGTAAATAAAACTATAAACAAATGACAAAAAAGAAAAAAACTAAACAAAAGCGTATTGAAATTAGGGTATCGGATGTACCTACCGAACTTCACGAAATAATTACAAAAAACGCTAAATTATCAAGAAGAACATTAGGTAATGAATTACTAACAAACTATAAGCCATGATACAAATACACATCGAAATGCTAAAAGCAATTATAAACGGTTTAAAATCAAAATAATGGAATATAGAGAAATTGATCGACCAATAGAAAAAAACACTGAGTTCTGCTGCAAGTGCTTCCACGAAGTAGAAGAACCGCAAATTGTGTTTGAAGATGACAAAGAAAGTTTTTTTTGTAATAAATGTTATAACACTTTAATCCTAAAGCTATGAGCCTAAAAGATGCAATAGAAAGAGCCGACCCTATTTTGTTGGCTAAGAAAGAAAGACAAAAAAAAGAAGATATGATTATTCAGCACGAACATCGGAAGCATTGGGATTCTTTTTATAAGGCAAGAGTAAAATCCTTTGCGCTAGAAACTAATAATCCGGAAGTATTAAAAGCTTATTATCAAATGATTAACGGAAATAATACAGATGCTTACTATTCAGAAAATAACTTTGTCAACAAATGAAACATTTAGCAATACAATCAACAGTTCAGCCTGACATGACATTTAATAGTGTTAAAGAATGGTTTGACTATCTCTTTAAAAATAAATAATAACCCTAAAAACTAAACAAAATGGAAAATATGACACATTGGAAAAAACTGCAAAACCCTTTATATCTTGGCTCTTATGACTTCCAACCAAAAGAGGAAAGGATTGTTACGGTTGCAGATGTAAAGAGAGAAATGGTTACATCTAAAGAAGGTAGTGAAGAACATACTATTATTTATTTTAAAGAACCTTTCAAGCCAATGATAATGAATGCGACAAATAGTAAAATGTTAACGAAGTTAGCTGAATCTCCATACATTGAAAAGTGGATTGGTGTATCTTTTAAATTGGTTACGGTACGGATTAAGGCATTTGGCGAATTTGTTGATGCGCTTCGTATCAAATCAGAAAAAGTTGTTAAACTATTACCGGATTTACTTATTGATAGTGCTAATTTTATTAAAGTAAAAGAAGCATTAAGTACAGGTAAATTTACTATTGAGCAAGTTGAAAGCAAATATAATTTAACAAAGGAGGTAAAAGATGCAATTATTTAAAATAAGGTGTTCAGCTATCGGTAAAATAATGACAAATGCAAAGGCAAAAGGAGAATTATCTGCTTGCTGCAAAACGTATCTTCAAGAATGGTATGCAGGAGATAATGAACCTGTATTTTCAAAATACTTTGATAAAGGTAATATGGTCGAAAATGACTGTATTGATTTAATGGCTACGGTACTTAATAAAGGGTTAGCTATTAAAAACACTGAATCTAAAGAGGATGAATATTTTACTGGAACGTGTGATGTGCAATTTGAAGATACTATTGTAGACGTAAAATCCTGTTGGAATAAAAAGTCATTGCAAGCTGTTTGTCAAGGATTAGATAAAGATTATGAATACCAGTTGCAAGGGTATTGTCATCTATACGATAAGGCTAAAGCTATACTGTTTTATGGTCTTTTAGATACACCAGAGGAAGTTAATTACGGTATTGAGGTAATCTATTCAGATATGCCAATTAATGAACGTTGGGTAGCTTATTCATTTGATCGTAATGACGATATAATTCAAGAAATAATTAATAAAGTAATCAAATGTCGTAAATATTTAGAAGAATACGATACTTTTGTAAAATCAAAAATAGGAAAATTAAACTAAAATCTTCCGGTATAACGGTTAACCGGGTAAATAAAAATGGAAATAAAAGGAATAGTAAAAAAAGTTGGAGAAGTAGAAACGGTATCTGAAAAATTTAAAAAACGTGAATTAGTGATAACAGTGGAAGGAACTTACCCTCAGCACATTTCAGTTCAGGCCACTCAAGATAAGGTGGTAATGTTTGACGGTTTAAGAACAGGGCAAAAAGTAACTGCTCATCTTAATCTAAGAGGTCGTGAATGGACTTCACCCTCAGGAGAAGTTAAATATTTTAATACTATTGAATGTTGGAAATTAGAAGCTAAAGAGGTTAAAAGTGCTCAAAATTCTGTTGCTCAGCAAGTTAGTGATGATTTGCCGTTTTAGTGTTTTAAACTTTTAAACCCTTGAGTTTAAAAAAGGGTTAATTAGTTAGAGTAGTGTTTCAGAGCCATTTTAAACCTTTTAAACCAGTTTTTTTTAAAACGGTAAAAAATAAAAAATAACATTATTAAATTTTACTTTTTACGTGAGTTTAAAAAGAAACGGTTTAAAACAGGTTCAACGCTTACTCTAACTAATTAACCCATCATTAACTGGAGGGTTTAAAAGTTTAAAATGGTTTAAAATTTAAAATAAAAGTAGTTCGTATTAAAATTAATTGTATCTTGCAGTCGCTTAATTACTAAAAATGATATTTAAAAAATCCCAAACCTTTACAATGTTCCCAAGAGCCATACGGTTCAAGTGATTAAGCCTTTGTATTGGTGCGGGTATTTTTATTATGACACAGTCGAAAAAAATTATCCTGTTTGAACTTGGATTAAATCCAAATATTACTCATAAAGATTTTTATGATAAATATGGAATATCTAATTACTGGTTTAAAAAAGTAAAAAATGAACTTTTTTATGAGCCACCAAAAAAGAAGTACGATGATTTATTAGAAAAGCAATTTGATACAATGAAATAAAATTTTAAATAACCCTTGTAGATTCAAAATAAAAGAATACATTTGCACCCACAAAAATAAATATTACAGAATGCTCGGAACATTCGATTTGATAAAGTTAAATTTTATTTAACCTAACAAAGACCTGAATTTGAAACCTTCCGAGAGGTGAATAGTTCAGGTTTTTTGTTTTAACATTACAATAGTGTTTTTTACCCTATTATAGGATCGAAAATTTGTTACACTATTAAGAAAGGTTGCGAAAGTGTATGTCGAATGAATGAACATTTGAGCCTTTATTTTAATTAAACTATATTTGCAGCCCATTAAATCAATATATGAAAATAGAATTATCTAAACTTAACCGATTATTAGATTCGGGTTTATCTATAATTACAATAGGAGATAAGAAAGTTCCTAATATGGCATGGAAACAATACCAAACGGAATCAATTAACAAAGAACGTTTTGAGCAATTTTATAATAGCGATACTACTAAAGGTTTTGGCATTTGCACTGGTTATAATGGACTTGAAGTTATTGATATTGATTTAAAGATATTGCCATCCTTAAAAATGCAACAAGATTTTTGGAATGAATATATTTCATTTCTAAAAGATAATATTGATGACTTTGATAATAAATTTGTTATTTATAAAACAGTTAATAACGGTTATCATATTTTATATCGTTGCGAAGAAATAGGAGGTAACCAAAAGATAGCCAAGCTAAAAGATAACCCATCTGCGATTATAGAAACACGTGGCACTGGTGGTTATGTGTTTGTATATGAAAATAAAGTAAGTAAAAAATCTTATACCGATATACAAGAAATATCTATTCAAGATAGGAACGTATTGTTTGAATGCAGCAGGTACTTTAATTATGTTTGCGAAGAAATAAAAGTAGATAAAAAACTTGAAAAGAAATCAATTGAATCTACTATTAAAGTTTGGGATGATTTTAATGAGCGTAATACTTGCTGGGATTTAATTAGTGATGAATTTACTATTATTCGTAAGCTATCAGATAAGCTAGTAATAAGACGTAACGGAGCAGAATCCGCACATTCAGGATATATTTTTAACAATAAGGAAATGATGTACCTTTTTACTACCGGAACTTGTTATCCTAACGAAAAAGGGTTAAATCCATTCGCTATTTATACCTATAAAAATCATCAAGGAGATTGGAGTGAATCAGCTAAAGACTTGTATCAAAAAGGTTATGGAAGTAGAGTAATTAAAGAAGTTGATGTGCTATCAAAGGAGATTAAAATTGATAAAAAAGATTTAGAATTTCCTATACAAGTATTTCCGTTACGTATTCAAAATTATTTTTTAGAATGTAGCAAAACGCTTGATAGTTCTATTGATTTTATGGGCAGTGCTATGCTTTGGATGGTATCAGTTATAGTAGGTAATACTTTAAAAGTTCAAGTTAAAACTGGGTGGATTGAATCTGTTAATATTTGGTTAAGTGTAGTTGGTAAAGCTGGTATTGGAAAAACTCCTTCATTATCAAATGTTTTG